TTGTGTGGGGTGTGGGGTCGCCCCGTGCGTGGGCGGGGCGGGGGGGGGGGGGGGGCCGCGGGTGGAGGGCGAGACTAGGTAAGATGAATATACATATCGCCACCGGCGCACAGCACGCACGAGGCTGCGAATAATATACCTAACCTAACCTCGAACCATGACACCAACCTATACTCCTGTAAGCCATACAACACAACAACTTGATTATACAACATAATCCCTCCCCACTTATGGACCAACCCCCAGCCAAAAGGCCCGTGGACCCGTGGATATTCTGCGTGCGAGACGATTGCCCCCTTGCCCCAACCAACTATTTCGTGCCAAATGCAAATCAGGTGTGGACATTTGATCCGCTGTGTGCAGACTACTCATAGTTGCCGCAACGAGGCTGATCCCCTCATCCGTGCAGACAGCTAGAGTGTGGGCACTGCCCAAACTCAAAACGATCAAGTGTCCACACTCACAGAGGCTTTGCAAATCATGCATTGCCCTGGGTAGAGGCATGTCTGCTGATCATACCCATCAGCGAAGCAGCAGACATCCACTACATAATACTTACTTAATCATTATATGATTACATCAACATGATATGCATAGCATACCATGAGCGCAGCTATGTGTTACAGAGTACTTGACACAAGCGTAATAATGTGCTATTATACAAGAACAATTGGAGAGGGGAAGAGGAACTGCTAAATAGTCAGTATGTCTATGCAATATGCATATCACATGAAGGAACAAGACAAATGCAACACAAGTCCACAGACACATTCGTATACGTAGTGCAGAACACAGCCGATGCACGCATGGATTATTATCTAACAGAACGCAGAGCCAAGGAAGTCGGTCTGCCAACAATACATGTGTATAACACAGGCGTGCAATACTACGATCCACATGGCAAGTACTTCCCAGAACGCGTGATGTAACATGATCACAGGACGACTGAGCGGCAAACAAGTATCACGCATCATCGACATGTGGGATGAAGGCCGCTCAGTCGGCTCTATCGCTGCTGAACTACGCGTATCGAAGAACATCATCACTGGACACCTGAACCGACTCCGTAAGCGTGGTGTCCCATTGGCGTCACGCAAATCACCTATAATAAGGAAGACGAAATGAGTACATTCGAACAGGCATACCGTGATCCATGCATGGCAATACCACGTGAACGCTTGGTTATTACCGCGCCAGAGGCGCGACCGGCCGTGCTTGGCGATACGCAAGACGTGCTTGAACCTATACTTGAACAAAGCAAAGCAGCATCACCAACATCATGGCCAACTAGCATCAACCCACGTGAATGCGATCACCACTACCAACCACTACGTGAAGGACTCGTATGCTGTAGCATCTGCGGATGGTGGTGGGATGCGGACTTCGAGAGTAGTGTGCGATGAATGCCTTATTGAACTTCTGCGCCATAATCGTCGGTGCAATACACTTCCTCTGGTTACCAGCCCTACTCGTGTTCCTGATCTACTACTGGTTCACACACTGAAGGAGACAACCACATGATGACCAAGAAGGACTACATCCTAATCAGCACAGCCATACGCAGTATAGACAATGACCTGATACGTGTTAGCTGTGCACGTGTGCTTGCGTATGCATTGCGTGAGGACAACAGGAGATTTGATATAGACAAATTCATCAATGCATGTGGGAAGGAGCATGTGAAATGATTGCATTCATACGAAACATATGCGCATGGTGCTTTGTCATTGTGATATACATCGGTTGGCTACCTGCACTTGCTATAGCATGCACGTTTATATTTGGTGTAGATGAGCCAACACCACAGGTCACATGTGTAACCACATCACGTGGTAACATCGTATGTGGAGAGAAGGTGCCATGACCAGCAACTTGATCAGTGGCTTTGCTGCGTTGCCATATAAGACACTAACACTTGAGCAATGCCTGATCGGCGTGCCCACTGGAACACGACTGCATCGCATCATCCGACTGGAGCATGGATGGCGATTGTGGTTGTCTACAAATGACTATATCCACGGCACCTACCTGGAGTGCCACAACAGTGGTATAGTCACACGCACAACAGTACGAGAGGATGAAGGAGACGAGACAATACCGATACGACCAGCCGATAACACAATCCGATATGGATGGAATAAGTAATGCATCGCAAGGACTACATGCTGCTCGCATCCATCATATGTGACATGGAGGATGCACACATGCGACGTGCATGTGCTAAGGAGATAGCATATGGTCTACAGAAGGCAGACAGATCATTCCAAATTGATCTGTTCCTAAGCGTATGCCTTGACGCTAGTAAACCGAGGACACTGATACTCAACATGAGTAAACAACCAGCCGATGGACGGCAATAACACAAGGTGAATGATATGACAATCAATGCGACCCTCAAAGGTGCTGAGCTTGCCAACTACTTGGCTATCACACTCAGTGACCTGGAATTCGAATTGCTCGTGCGTAATCGAATCAAGAATGAATTCGCACGGCTGCATAGGCATGAGCCAAATCTCAGTGAGTCATACAACACATGTCGTTTCGGTATGTCGTGGAGTGATGAAAGTGAATGGCATGTGCGTGTTGGTGAGAACTACAACAAATCCGCAGAGGTAGATGGACAGGTGTTGTCACGTTGCTGTAGTGATGTGGCCAAGTTGTATGAGATGAAGAATGGCAACAAGTTGAGTTTGTTGTTGCCTGCTCCTGAGGTTGATGTGGATGTGGGTAGCGAAGACAAGAAGTGGTGAGTCAGATCGTCGGCGCGAAGGGGATATGCTATGCATAGGTGGCGATACGTGCATTCGTGCAATCGTCGTTATCATTAATCCCCTGGGGTTTAGGGGGCACGCTTTGCGTGCCCCCGTTCTATAGGATATGGCCATGCCAATAACCAACGAACCAAAGGACGTGTTCAAGTTATATTCCATGAACGTAGCTCCAGACGAATGCTGGCAATGGCATGGTGCATGGGGCGGTCAACCACGTGAGAAGCGTCCTTACTTCATGTGTGGTGGCGTGCGAACAGCGGCATATCGTTGGGTGTATGAGCTGGTCCATGGTGTGCGGTTGCGACATGATCAACTCGTACTCCATAGCTGTGATCGAGGTGGATATCCATGTGGCTGTGGTAATCCCGCACACCTCCGTCTTGGCACACGCACAGACAATACCAACGACGCAATGGAACGCGAACGACATGGTATGCCTAAACACGTGGTGCGTGCTATCCGCAAACTCCTCAGTGAGGGCCGAACACAAGAGGAAGTGGGCAAACTCTATGGCCTCTCGCGCACAGGCATTGGACGTATCGCACGAGGCGAAATCCACTCGCACGTAGGAGATGAGCCCCCCGCGTGCTAACCTTCCATGTGGACGCTCCGAGTTCACCAATGACCCTGATCACATCCCTCGCCAATGTGGGCACCCAAATCCTCGCTAGCCTCACACCACAACTGCTTGCCATCATACTACTCAACATCGTGTTCATTGGCTTGTTCATCTGGTTCATCGATGCACGAGCCAACCATACCGTCATGGTCATGCAACAACTGCTTGACGCTTGCATACTGAAAGGGAAATGAATGAATTGGATAGAACCAACCGAGGAACAAATGATACTTGCCTGTCATGCCTACCTGGAGGCACTGCATGAGGACATGCACAACGACCGGCCAGTGGATTGGTCCGATGCCAGATGGAACCAACATGTGCATGACCAAATGGAATTCACGCGCCAACTTATGCGACCAGTGGTCGGTGCGATCATCAACCAACGTAAGACAGTGGAATGAATGAATGCAGAATGCACAATCAATCGAACGGGCAATACAACTCATCGCACGGCAAATAGAACACGTCCATGCCCGTGTGGATGATCTGCAAGCTATGGTCACGACCCTCCAAGCCACCAGTGCACAGCACGAGTACAAACTAGAGGAGCTAACCAACCGTGTCCGGAATCAAACCTATCAAACCAATCCAAACGACACTCCCAACAGTGACAAACTCAGTCACACCGAAATCACTTAAACAACCAGATGTGCCTAAATTCCATGGCCCATCTGCTAAACGACTGCAAACAATCACGCCACGACGTGTGGCCGGTGCCATAATCGCTGGCAAACCCAAACTGAGTATCTAACATGACACGCTTCAGCAAACTAATACTTGATGCACAAGGTAAACCAGTCGAAACTGATATACGTGACATCCAGCAATCAGTTATAATGAATTGCCCAAACTGTATCCTCTTGGCTAAACATTACCGTGCAGATGGTAGTTGCATGTGTGATGATCCGCTCAACCATGATATGACTGCGTGGGGATATACGTGGGATACTAAAACCAACATGTGGACAGGAGAATAACATGCCACTCGATGCAACCTGGGATAACGTCAGCCCTATCCCACCCGAACACGATCCGTTCGCTGAACACAATGCCAAACCATCGTCCATCATGTTCCCAGTAGGTGAACGCAGAGTAGGATGGCAAACGCGTGCTGGTGGATACCAACGTATCAACACACATAAGGCCATCATCCGTGTTCCAGATGTGGATGATACAATGACACTCAATGAGGAGAGTGTGCATGTGCTGGGTGTGGTGGGCACTGGCTATCAACTCATCCACAACAAGGAACTGTTTGGGCGTGTGGAGCAAACCATGCGCAAGGTAATGCCTGCACATACCTTGGATGGAGTTCAAATTAAGGACAGGGTGTCAGGATATGGACGTATGTGCTACCGCGAATACATCTTCCCCAACATCAAGTGCAACCTGGGACGTGATGCAAAGTCAGACATTGCGTTCCGAACCATCGTGCAGAATGGCTATGGCGGTTCCGCACTACGCATCCACAGTGGAGCAATCGATTTCTTCTGCACCAATGGCATCATCAGTGGTGAACACCAGTCAACATACAACAAGCACACGAGTGGCCTCGTGATCACAGGCGTGGATCGTATCATCGAACGTGCACTGGAGACGTTCGCGAATAACCAAACCAAGTGGGCAAAGTGGACGCAAACACCTGTGAAACATGCAGCTGCGATGGATTTGTTCAAGGAATTGGCCGCGAGTGACAAACTATGCGAGAACCTGGGCATGCAATACCTGCGTGAACAGGAAGAACGTGGACCGAACTTGTGGTCGGTGTATAGTGCAATGACATACTACGCATCACATGCGGAGGGTGAGTTCAAGTTGCGTGCTACAACTGAAGCACAGGATAGTGTTGCCGCGACTATGCTAAAGCGTGAACTCAATGTGGCGCGTTGGGTTGAGACACCAGCGTGGAGACGACTAGAGTTGGCGTAGACTTGACACAAGCACATGGTTGTGCTATACTATAGGTATAATGAAGAAAGGAAAGGACAAGTGAATATCTACATATCCACTTCACTGCGTAGCCAGATGAAGGAGTATGGTGATACGATCAACTGGTCAAAGGTTGCAGCAGATGCATTCGTATCCGCAATGCAACAGGAGAAGGATCGTATCGATCAACGCCATGCACGTAGGCGTCTAACACAACGAGCATATTCATGGATCAACGAAGGGACCTAGCAGATGCTATCGTCAGACAAGAACAAACTCGTGGACAAAGTGAATACCGCCTTTGCCAGTATCGGCAAGGGCAATGGCACCAAGATGCCACCATCCACCAACAACGCAGACAGCTATGCGTATGACCTATGGGTATCACACCAACTCGTGTCACTTGCAAACAAACGAAAGGAGTTAGCTGAGAAGGCATGTATCAAAGCCGGTATCATGCTGGATAAAGAGAAGGACCCACGTCCTGAAGGCACGAAGGAAGTGCTGTTCAGTGGCGATAACGTAGCCATTAGCTTGAATGTGAGTGGTGCGGCTACTCGTATCAACACTGAGAAGCTGCTTGCTTATCTGGTTGAGCATGGTGTGCCAAACAAGACACTGGACGAAGCCATTGCAAGTGCATCGTCTAAGTCCCGTCCTGCTCACGTGTTCTCTACCTACCTACTGACCAACGATTGACGTAGGCCAAGCATAAGTGCACCATGTCCTCACAAGGGCATGGTGCTGCTTGTGTTAAGGAGTAACAACGTGGGTAAGGTAATACACATGAGTGAACGCAAACCAATACCGCCTAAGTCACAGACATTCGAGCACGGTGGACAGAAGTATACGTGCACGTTCGATCCACGTGCGCCTAAGTCTGAGCAATGGGTGTGGACAGTAAACTATAAGCGCACATACCCATACATGGGCTCGGCTCCTACACTGGAGAGTGCCAGTGTCAAGGCACGCAAGCAAATCCATGCGCTGAACAAGCACATCATCGCAATGGAGGAGAACGAATGAGTATATCTCCTGTAGTAATCGAACAACTTAGGCAAGCCATCAAGGAATTGGAGCCTCCATTCTTGGCCTTGCCAGAGGCAGGAGGAAACCCTGTGATCCTTGCTTATCGGCGAGGTGCACGTGACGCATACCAACGTGTGCTAGACACATTGCTGGAAGAACAAGATGAATGATACACCAACCGAACGTGCTGCTATCAATCAGCTATCAGTTGATGAACTTGATGCCATGCTCGCAGCTATACGTGAGCGGCGACTGGCACGTGTGCAGAAGCTAGAAGCTATAGCCAAGGTCAAGGCTGACGACGCTCGCCTCGTTGATTGGTTGTCGTATGAGAAAGCATACAAGGTAGCTAAGCGTGCACTCGATAAGCTGGAAGTAGAAGAAGCCAAGGTGGAGAAGCTGATCCACAAGGTTCGACTGAAGGTGTTCGAGTTACAAGCATAGGAACAAGCACATGACAATAGAAACAGACAAGGCATGGGATGCACTTGTGAAATCTTGTATAGAGTGGGCCAATCACATGGATCAATGGGAGAAGTTCAAGTTCAACACAGAGTTCGGAACCGTCTATGTTTCCATTATGTTGGAGACAGAATATCCAGACAGTTTCGATCTTATAAATAAATAGAAGGCCAAGCACATGGAACTGAACAAGACAAGCACACTCGTAGTCAAGAAGTGGATAGAAGATAAGCGTATCGCATTGGTCAACGAGATGACTGCGATCAAGGCACGCATTGATGTGTATACACAGATGCTCAAGGAGTTGGAGCAACAGCAACCAGTTGTTGTGTCCGTGAAACGTCCAAACAAAAGAGGACGACCAGCAACCAGTAAGACAGACAACGCGATTGCTCTTGCACTAGAAGCTGCGGGTAGTAAAGGTCTTACAGCCAGAGAACTAGCAGAGGTTGCACATCTACCAATCGGCACAGCAGGCAGCCGTCTTACACATTGGAACAAAGCAGGTAAGGTGAAACACATAACACCTAAGTACTTCATCGTGCATAGCACACAGGAGGATAACAACGTGGAACAAGGAGGTATGCAATGAGCATCAAGGCACGTGATGTGCGAACGAACATCGCAGCCAATGGCTTCGAGCGTGGCGTTGTCATCACGCTTGAGTCTATATGCGAAGACCTCAGTGCATTGCGAACCAACATGCAGGATGCTGCTGAGTTGATCGTTGGTATCAGTGAACAGACAGAACGCTTCCTAATCATCGGTAATGGCATACAAGCCAAGCTGGATATGTTGGAGAGGAATGTACGGGATGATGAACCACAAGGCTAGCTTCCGTATGGCAACTGCCGATGATGTGCATCTGGAGACGTATGATCACACCAAGTTGAGCGCGGTCAACACATGTCCCACGTATGGGATACTCAGGTATCAATTGCATAAGCAGATGCCGTCCGAAGGCAGAGCCATGGCACTGGAGGCTGGCAGCGCAATGCATGAATGCTTCTCGTTCATCCGGCTGGTGTCGTTGATGCAACAGCATGATGCCAGACCTGCATTCCAGGATGCGTTATGGGACCACCAGATGATGCGCCTGTTTGGTGCGGAGCGTATGGTATATATCAACAATGCACTGGAGATGTGTATCGATAAGATAGACGTGGCCAAGACAGGTGGTCTGGCTGTGTTGGAGACATCTGGGTTCTACGATGATCCACGTGATAAGCGACGCACGCTGAGCAACCTGGAGGAATGCCTGTATGCGTATGTCAATCGATGGCGGTGGGATCATCCCGTGTGGATGCGTGATGTAGACAACCCGCTATCGGATGTGGGTATCGAGATACCGTTCGATCTTGTGGTAGATATCAGTGGCCTGCCTATCATACCGAAAGCACACATGGAGTTCCGCTTAACGGGTCGGATCGATGGCATCCATTACAACACACGCAATGAGTTGAGTATCCATGACAACAAGACAGCAAGCAGGCTAGGTGATGCGTGGTCTAACTCATTCCTGCTCAGTCATCAGATCACGGGCTACTGTATTGCTGCTGCTACGTTCATCCAGGAACCTGTCAACAAGGCAGAGGTACTTGGCTTGGCTATCCCTCTACCTCGCACTTATGACCTTGGTGGTTATGTGCGCGAGGTGGTTCCACGATACGACTACCACTATGCCAGATGGATAGACTGGTTAGTGCATACCATCCAGTTGACCAGACAGTATGCTGGTAATCCATTCGATGCACCGAAGTATACACACAGTTGCAATCGCTACTTCCGGCCATGCTCAATGATCCCATTCTGCGATGCGGATGACGAGGAACAACATCGTATCGTGAATGATATGGTGGACAATGAATGGTCGCCACTGAACAAACCAATCCTGGATGGGATTGGCAACGAGTGACCACATGTTGTGTGTAGTTGACTAATCGCGATACCACATGTTGTGGTATTGACACATGCAAAACAGGAGCCGAACATGGATGAAGTCGTAATTGCAAGAACACTCAAAGCATTGGCTGTGTTAGCTGAGAAGATCAGTGACGTTGATACGAAGGAGGCATTGATACTCGTCTGTGCCGTGTTGATCGAACACAATAAATCCATCCAGGAGTTGGTTGAGGCAGGAGATGATTACTAATGGATGATGAACCGCCATTGATGGGTGGAGGCATACCGATAACGTCTCCACGTGTGGACAACGTGCAACTACAGATGCTGCTATGGGGTGATAGTGGTAGTGGTAAGACAACGCTCGCCGCGACCGCACCTGGAGTCAAGCTGTTCCTCATGCTGGACCCCGGTGGTGAACTATCACTGGCTGATCGTAATGATATAGCTGTGCTCAATCTGGCAAGTGAGTCACCGATCAGGTTGATCACTCAACTTGGTTTGCCTGATCCGTATGGTATTGGTAAGATACTGCTTGCCCGTCCCGACATCGAGACCGTGGTGGTTGATAGCATGACCACGCTTGCGTATGCGGCATTGCAGAACAGCGTGATATTCAACAAGTCAACGATCGAACGGCCGGGTATGCATGGATACACGTTTCGCAATGCCAGTGTGCTGCGTGCGACCATTGCAATCATGCGGATATGTGCGGAACACAAACGCCACCTGATCCTCATCACGCATGAGGGTGCGGCGGATCGTAATAGCGAGGGTGTGCCTATCAGTGTGACC